TTCTGCCGCAAAGTGAATATTCCTTTTGATGTTTATGCTTTCAGTACCGAGTCTTTCAAAAACATCAAACCCGAATATGTTCCTATGACAAATGGTCAAATGCAAATTGATAATTTTTCTTTGCTAAACATTTTGTCTAGCAGTATGAAGAATGCAATATATCGCAAATTTGCAAATGACTTGTTGCAAGTGGCTGAGTCATATCAGCCTTATGTAAGTAATCGTAGAAATTACAAGTCAACTTTTATCTGTGACAATATGAGACTTGGTGGTACTCCGTTGAATGCGACAATTCAAGTTGCATCTAATGTTGTCAATGATTTCCGTAAACGTACTCGGTCAGAAATTGTGAATGTTATCTTTTTGACTGATGGAGAAGATTCCACTACTCTTTGGACCGATAATGAAATAGGTCGTGCCCAACGTATCGGACCTTCTGACTTCCGTTCAGTATCTTACATTGAAGATAAAGAATCTGCAAAAACTTATCGTGTAAGTGACAAAGGTGTAACGCCAACGTTATTGCAAATTTTAAAAGATCGTACTGGTTGCAATTTGATTGGCTTCTACATCCTGCCAAAAAGCAAACGTTACTTCCAAAATGCAATGTCACGTTTCAACATGATAATGACAGACGATGGATACAAACAGTTCCGTAATGAAAAGTATTTTTCGGTTAACGGATATGGCTACTCAGAATATTTTCTGATTCCTGGTGGTGATGATTTGTCTACCGATGATGATTCGCTATCAGACATTCTTGGCGAAGCCAAAGATGTTTCCGCACGTAAGTTGAAAGGTGCATTTTTAAAGATGAACCAAAACCGTTTGACTAACCGTGTTCTACTCTCTAAAGTAATCAAGGAAATTGCTTGATGTTGTGTGAAAACAACAGCCAAAAACAATCACTTGACTTGCCACAAATACTCTGTTAAACTACTAGTATTGAAATTGATTTTTACTTGAAAGAACCTTTATATTATGACTACCAAAGCTGAAAAGATTTTATTTGTCACCGAAGCCGCAAAACGTTTTGGTGAAGTTGTGACCCACGATCAACTGGTAACTCTCTCTGAAGAAACTGGCATGAAACGTCAAGTTTGGTTAGAGGGCAAACAATACCGAGTAGCCCGCGGCAAGTATCAATTGCCTCTCCAAGAATTCAACATCAACATGGCTGGTCTTGCATTGGTCAAATCTCAACCCATGACAATTACTGAACCAACTATGGCGCCTGTCACAAAAGCAATTGCAAAAATGTCATCCGTTGCACGTATGCAAGAGGGTGCAATTATTCCTAAAGTGAATTCGCTATACGTTCCTTTCGGATTCTTTGACAACATGAAACGTATTGTTGCATCAAAGAAATTTTATCCAGTATTTGTTTCTGGTCTATCTGGTAACGGCAAGACTTTCATGGTTGAACAAGCCTGTGCCCAATTGAAGACAGAATGCCTCCGTGTAAATATTTCACCCGAGACTGATGAAGATGATTTGATTGGTGGTTTCCGTTTGATTGACGGAGAAACAAAATGGTTTGATGGTCCAGTTGTTCAAGCAATGAAGTCTGGTGCTGTTTTGATTCTTGATGAAATTGATCGTGGTTCAAATAAACTAATGTGTCTGCAAGGTGTGCTTGAAGGCAAAGGCTTGTTTGTTAAGAAGACTGGTGAGTTTGTTGATCCTGTGCAAGGCTTCAACGTTATCGCTACTGCAAACACTAAAGGTAAAGGTGATGAAACTGGTCGCTACATGGCAGCCACAATTCTTGATGATGCATTCCTTGAGCGTTTCCCAATTACTGTAGAACAGGAATATCCTGACACTAAAATCGAAACCAAGATTTTGACTAAGTTGTTTGCAAGCCTTGGTATCACCGACAAAGCATTCGCAGAAAATCTTGTGAAGTGGGCTGATATCATCCGTAAGACTTTCGAAGAAGGTGCAATTGATGAATTGATCTCCACTCGCCGTTTGTCTCACATTGCCGAAGCATACACCATCTTCAACGATAAGATGGAAGCAATCAAGTACTGTATCAATCGTTTCGATGGTGAAACAAAGACTGCATTCCTTGACTTGTACAGCAAGATTGATGCTGGTATTGATCCTACTACGGAAGTGACTCCTGCGCCAGCAGTTGATGATGTACCATTCTAAATCTCCTTGGCATAATTGAATTATGCCTTTAGAGGCCACTTGACGTGGCCTCTTTTTTTATATATAATAGTATAGATTAATTTAACAGTATGGAGAGACTATGCAATTTGAACTTGATATTCAGAAACTGAGAACAAAAAAACTTTTTGTCGCAACACCAATGTATGGCGGGCAATGCCACGGCGCATACACTAAAGCAATTACAGACCTTATGATTCTCTGTACCAAATATGGTATTGAGGCTAAACTGTTTTTCATCTTCAACGAATCACTAGTACAACGTGCTAGAAATTATCTAACAGACGAATTCGTTCGTAGTGGTTATGACCATATGATTTTCATTGACAGTGATATTCACTTTGAACCACAGGATGTTTTAGTGATGATGCACTTTGCGGCAACCCGTGATGACATGGATGTTGTTTGTGGACCATATCCGAAGAAAGCAATTTCTTGGGAGAAGATCAAAGTTGCAGTTGATAAGGGCTATGCAGATAAGAATCCAAATCAACTCGAAGAGTTTGTTGGTGACTACGTTTTCAATCCAGCAGATGGCGTAACTCAATTCAGAATTGATGAGCCAATTGAAGTGAAAGAAAGCGGCACAGGTTTCATGTTGATTACCCGTGAAGCACTTCAAAAATACGACAAAGCATTTCCAGGACAAAGCTACAAACCAGATCATGTGCGTACTGCAAACTTTGATGGTAGCAGAGAAATCATGGCTTACTTTGATTGCGTTATTTGTCCAACTACAAAACGTTATCTCTCAGAAGATTATATGTTCTGTCAATGGATGCGTAAAGCTGGTGGCAAAGTATGGCTACTTCCATGGATGCGTTTGAAACACGCTGGTAGTTATATCTTTGGTGGTTCTTTGCAAGCACTTGCGGCAATCAATGCTTCACCCACTGCTGGTGATGATGTTATGAAACGAAATGTATCTGCGAATTTGAAATGATTGACTATCGATATAATGAAGATAAGACTTTAGCGGAACTGAAGTCTTATATTGATACAACATACGGGCAACATTATTCCCGTGATAAGTTCCAAGCAACAGAATTCATCATCGATGGTGGACATGGTGAAGGATTCTGTATTGGTAACGTGCTGAAATATGCACAAAGGTATGGCAAGAAAGATGGAAGAAATCGTAAAGACTTGCTAAAAATTTTACACTATGCTATAATCATGCTACATGTACATGACTTGAATGAAGGAAATCAAAATGAAATTAAGTGAATCGACAATTAACGTTCTAAAAAACTTTGCTACCATTAATGCTGGTATGCAATTCAAAGAAGGCTCTGTGGTGCGAACGATCAACAAAGGTCAAAACGTACTCGGCAAAGCAACTATCAAAGAATCATTCGAAAAAGATTTTGTCATTTATGACTTGAATCGATTCTTGTCTCTCTATAGTTCTTTGAATGATCCTGAGATTGTTGTGAATGCAGACAGCAACAACATCACAATTAAGTCTGGAACATCTAAGACAACATATGGTCTTGCAGATGAATCCATGATCGTTGCGCCGCCAGCAAAAGAGTTGAAGATTGAAAATGCCGAAGTGAATTTTCGATTGACAAAAGAAGACATGAGCCAAGTATTGAAGTTGTCTGGTATTCTTGGCTTACCTAACATTGCAGTTATCGGTGATGGTACTTCAATCTCTATTTCTGCACTTGATGTTAAGAATGCAGACTCTGATGACTTCTCAATTAAAGTCGGTGAGACTTCAGCAAACTTCAAATTGATTTTTGTCACAGAAAATCTGAAGATGGTTCCTGGCACCTATGATGTTGCAATTTCATCTAAAGGTATCTCGCACTTCAAACATGCGACTGATGCAATTGAATATTGGATTGCTACTGAAGCTGGCTCTAAGTACGAAGGTTAATATTATGAGTAACGTGATTGTTCCGTCCTCTCCAGAGGATCGTAAAAAGATTCTGGATGCACTTGTCGAAATTTCAAACTCACTCACTCGCATTGAAGCAGAACGTGATTTGATTAAAGACATTCTAACTACTGTAGAAGATAAATTTGAGTTACCTAAAAAGTACACTCGCAAACTCGCAAAGATTTATCACAAACAAAACTTCACCGAGGTTCAACAAGAGCAAGACGATGTTGAATCTTTATATGAGAGTGTGGCTAAGTAACACTCAACTTGCATTCTAACATGTTTTATGTTAGAATATATTATTATGTTATGATGAGGTGAACACATGCTACAAGATTTTTTGTGGGTCGAGAAGTATCGACCAAAAACTGTCGAAGACACAATTCTTCCGGCAGATTTGAAAACAACGTTTCAACAATTTGTTGACCAGAAAAACGTTCCCAATCTAATTCTTACAGGCGGCCCTGGTGTTGGTAAAACTACTATCGCCAAGGCTATGCTTGAAGAACTTGGATGTACTTACATTGTAATTAACGGATCGATGAATGGCAACATCGATACACTACGCAATGAAATTAAAAACTTTGCCTCAACTGTATCATTTTCAGGCGGTCGAAAATATGTCATACTTGACGAGGCTGATTACCTTAATCCTCAATCTACTCAACCCGCATTACGGAACTTCATGGAAGAGTTTTCTGCTAATTGTGGTTTTATCCTTACTTGCAACTTTCTTAATCGTATCATCGCCCCTCTCCACAGTAGGTGCTCCGTTGTACATTTCAAAATAAATTCGTCAGACAAGCCAAAACTTGCTGGTCGTTTTATGAAACGTATGACTGGCATTCTCGAAAAAGAAAACGTAGAGTTTGAAGAGAAGGTTGTTGCTGAGTTAATTATGAAACACTTTCCTGATTGGCGCAGGGTGTTGAATGAACTTCAACGCTACTCTGCTACAGGTAAGATTGATACTGGAATTCTTGCAAATATCTCAAGTGACAATTTCAAGTCATTAGTTGAAAGATTGAAAGCGAAAGACTTCACAGGTATGCGTAAGTGGGTTGCTGAGAACTTAGACAACGAGCCATCTGTTTTGTTTAGACGAATTTTTGAGAACA